ACGTCAATGGCCCCAGGGGCGGCCAGCTGGCAAGTCGGGCAGGGGTACGGTACACTGTAGACAAGCCGGGGAGGCCAAAAAACATGCCAAGAGAGAAAAACCTTACAGCACAAGAAAAACGCGCCGTAGAGCACTACGTCGCCAGTGGAATGAAATCGAAAACGGACAGCATACGGGCGGCATACAAAACGGATAACTATAAACCCGCCACACTACACAGCAAGGCTAGCCAAATTTTTGCCAGGCCGCACGTAGCTGAATACATAGAAAAAGTTATCGAGCGAAATAACGAACGTTTCGACGTGGAAGTTACGGACATTAAGCGTATGCTCCTGCGCACGGCCCGCATAGGCTTCCAGGAGGTGGCTTTCGGGCGGGGAGACAATCAGTATGTTAAGCAACTAGACCCACAAACAGGGCTGAAAGCGCTAGACCAGCTTAACAAAATGGGCGGCAACTACGCGGCGGAAAAGCGCGAGCTCACCGGCCCAGGGGGCGGTCCTATTGTCACCAGGACGCTGAGCGACTTCTACGACGAGCTAGAGGGGGTGGACAATGCCGACGCTTAACCCGGCCCTGCGGCCATTCTGGGAGGCCCGCGCGGACCTAAAAGTCCTAAAAGGCGGGAGGGTGTCGAGTAAAACCTGGGACGCCGCCGCCTTTGCGATTTTTTTGTCGCAGGCCTGCACCGTAAAATTTCTGTGTATGAGACAATTCCAGAATAAAATCGAGCAGTCTGTCTACGCGATTCTAGTGGCCCGAATACATGAGTTCGGGCTATACCATGAATTTGACATACAAAAAACCGTAATAACGCACCGGATAACAATGTCGTCCTTTCACTTTTACGGCATACGGCGCAATATCGAAGAGATAAAAGGCTTTGAGGGGGCGGACATTGGCTGGATAGAGGAAGGGGAGGGGCTAACCGCAGAACAGTGGAAAATAATAGAGCCGACGCTCCGCAAAGAGGGGGCCCAGGCCTGGATTTTATATAACCCCCGTTTCGTTACCGACTTCGTCGAGTCCTTCCGCACTAGCCCGGAGGACGGTGTCCTGGTGCGCCAAATAAACTACGACGAAAACCCATTCCTCAGCAACACCGCCCGCCGCAAAATTGAGCGCATGAAACGAGACGACCCGGACGAGTACAAACACGTATACCTGGGCCAGCCGCTCAGCGATGACGAGAGGGCCATTATTAAGCGCAAATTCGTGGAGGCGGCTATCGGCGCACATTATGAGCTGGGCATAGTGCCTGCAGGGCGCCGCCGCCTAGGCTTTGACGTCGCCGACGACGGGAACGACCTAAACGCCACCGCGTACGTCTACGGTATCGTGGCCCTGTGGGGCGAAAACTGGAAGGGCTTCGAGGACGAGCTACTTAAGTCCTGCACTAGGGCCTACAACAAAGCCATAGAGCTGGGGGCGGACGTGTCTTACGATTCTATAGGCGTCGGAGCTACGGCAGGCGCTAAGTTTAGCGACCTAAACGACGCCAGGGAGGCGGAAGGCCTGGCCGGGTATGTGAAATATAAGAAGTTTAACGCAGGCGCTAAGGTCGTGGACCCGGACGGCCTGTACATTGATACGCCGGACGAGGAAGTCAGCAACCGCGACTTTTTTAGCAACCTAAAGGCACAAAGCTGGTGGCTCGTGGCGGACCGCTTCCGCAACACCTACAACGCGCTAGCTACGCACCGGGCCGGTGGCGACTGGCGGGCGGAATGGGAAGAAAACGAGCTAATAGCCATAGACCCCATGTACCCCGGGCTACAGGACCTTATTACCCAACTAAGCACCCCCCTCCGAGACTTCGACGAGGCGGGGCGTGTGAAGGTAGAAAGCAAGAAAGCCCTAAAAGCGCGGGACGTAGATTCGCCAAACGACGCGGACTCCTTTATCATGGCATATAGTCCTGAGGTGCCGGACCACATGGCCGACCTCCTAGGCATGGCTAACAATCAATAGGTATATTATGAAAAAAGATAATAAAAGCGCCGGCCTTGAGCATTTGGCCCTGCAGGACGCAATACTTAGGCAGAACCACGCGACAGAGCAGGCGGTCAACATGCGCCACCAGCTAGCGGCGGCGGTTTCAGGGGGATACGACTACGCGGACACTCTGCACAACGTCTATATGGACTACGGCTACCCGGCTACCCTGCAGTTTTTTAACTTCTATAACATGTACCGACGTTTTGGTGTCGCCAAGCGGGCCGTCAGTGCGTACCCGGAGCAAACCTGGCTAGACGACCCCATCGTGGCGAGCAACAACCCACAGTTTAACCGGGACCTGGCCGCCCTGGTAGGCGCGGGGGACGAGGAGAGATCTCCGAGCGGAGGCAAAGGCCTCTACAGGAGGCTACGAGGGTTAGACACGCGCCAGCGAGTGGGCCGCTACGCTGGTTTATTCATGCGCGTTAAGGACGGGGAAACCCCGGACAAGCCCGTGGCGGGGAAACTCGCAGGGCTAGGGGCGCTCGTCGACATGATGCCCCTTTATGAATCCCAGTTAGAAGTCGTGGAGACGGACCAGGACCCGCAAAGCGATAATTTCGGCCAGCCGACCATGTACCAGTTCAGTAGTGCCGCCCCCGGCAACCGCGACGACAAAGCGACTACTAATTTTAGGATACACCCTTCCCGCCTCGTTATCGCGGCGGAGGGAAGCGACAACGGCGGGGTATATGGCGTGCCGGTGCTGGAGTCGGTATATAACGACCTTATGGACTTGCGGAAAACACTAGGCGGGGGCGCTGAGGGGTTCTATAAAAACGCCGCCCAGAATATCGTTTTTAATCTAAAGGACCCAGCAGCGGCCGGAAAAAATAAAAAACTACTTGACGACTTTAATGCCCAATACGACGACTTTTCGCATAACCGCATGCGCCGGGCCATGTGGACCCCTGGCATGGAGGCGCAAGTTTTGCAAGCGGCCATGGCCGACCCTTCCGGCCCGGCAGCTAACAGCCTCAACGCCGTAGCTGCGGGAGTAGATACCCCCGTTAATATTCTAATCGGGAACCAGACCGGGCGCCTAGCCGGCGACCAGGACACCCGCGGATTTTTGGGACAGGTACAGGCACGCCGTAACGACTTCGCCACGGATTTAGTCGTCGCAGCTATCGACTGGCTGGTGGAGTATGGCATTCTACCTGCCGCCCCGTACTCCATAGAGTGGCCGGACGCCCAGGCCCCTAGTAAGGAGCAAAAACTCGGCAACGCAGACAAAATGGCAGACATTAACCAGAAAGCTTTCCTCTCCGCGCAGCCCGTGCCCTTCACGGACGACGAAATCCGCGAGGAGGCGGGCTACGTCGTCGACGAGGACGAGGACGAGGAGACACCCCCGAGCGAGGAGCTAGAGGAGTGAAGTACAAAGAGCTTAAGGAGTTAGTCGTCGCGGCCGGGTATCGATTTTTTGACACGGGCGCCTACAATCTCAACATAGTGGGCGTGCGCACTGCAGGAGACGGGTGCAACACGTTTAATGATTTTATTCACGTAGCTTTTAAGGACAGGGAGGGCGTGGCGTGTTGTTTGACGTTCCCCGCCACTACCGACCCGGGCACGGACTACCGAGTTAACCCCCTTAACCCGAAAGGCACCGGCATTATGGCGCCAGGGCAGCACAGGGGGCTTTTTTCCTTAGGGCTCCACAAAGGGCAGCCGGCGCTAGTACAGGTAAAACCCGTAAACGTTTACCGGGACAACAACAGGGACGCGGTCCTGGACATGGACGCGACAACAATAGAGAACACCCGCGGCGGGTTCAACTTGCACAGGTCTAGGAAAAACGGCACCAGTACAGTCGTAGGAAAGTGGTCGGCGGGTTGCCAAGTCCTCGCGAGCAGCTACGATATGGATATAGTTATCGCCCTCGCGTCTAAAGCCGCAACGTTATACGGCGACTCATTCACATACACGCTATTGAGCGCAGGGCCTAGCAATGGGAAAAAAGAGTAAGCAGGACCCGACCGGGCAAGCTAAAAACCGCCGTACAGCCTCCCGTCG